TCAAGAATGATATCGGGATTGCGGCTACAACGCGCAAGGCGAGCCGACCGGGGTGACGTTCGCCAACGGCGCAAGCCAGGCGGTGGCGTTCGATCCTGTGGGGCGGCTGTCGTCGATTGCGGCGAACCTGGCCGGCACCTCGGCCGACAACACGCGCAGCTTTACCTACAACCCCGCGGAGCAGCTGACGCAGATCACACAGTCGAACGATGCCTATGCGTTCGACGGGCTCTACAATGTCGACCGGGCCTACACGGTCAACGGTCGCAACCAGCTGACCAGTGCGGGCGGTGTCACGCTGTCCTACGATACGCGCGGCAACCTGACCAACTCGGGGACCGATACGTTCGCCTATACCAGCGAGAACCTGCTCACCGGGGTCACAGGCGTGGCGAGCATGGTCTACGATCCGCTCGGGCGGCTGTGGCAGGTGGCCGACCTCACCAGCGGGGGAACCACCACCCGGTTCGGGTATGACGGGATCGCGATGATCGGGGAGTACAATACCTCGAACCAGCTGCAACGCCCCTATATCCACGGCCCCTAGCCGGCCTTCGCGAGCAGGCCGATCAGCGCAAGCGCGCTTAGCGAGATCACCAGTAGGCCGATCAACGCGAACTCTCCGCGGAACCAGCCCGCGCCATCTTCGGAGGTGCTACCTCGCTTCTTCATCGGCCGCTCCTTCCAGTCGATTGACCGAAGCAACGTACGCAAAAAGGATAAGGTCCGCGGCGGCGATTTTCTTAGTCATCCGCGGCCGTCGCCCGCGCCTCCGCATCATGCTCCCGGATCGCGTCGACCTTGGCCGCGCACTTCTCGAACCCGGCCTTGTAGCGCTCGCGGCTGACGACCAAATCGCCCACGGTCTCCAGCGGCACGTCGTGCACCACGCACGGCTCGGTCAGGCCGGCCGGGATGCCAACGTACACCGGCGGCGCGGAGTGGACCTCACCGACCTTCGAGCACGCGCCTAAGATCAGCAGGCAGCTTGCGGCCCAGCAGCTCTTTGACTTCGGCATTGGACGCCTCCAGTTCCCTCAGTTGTTCGGATTGCGCGGCAGAGGCCTGCTCGATCGCGGCGAGCTGGTCCTGCAGCAGTCGCGTGTTGCGCTGCTCCAAGTCGCGCAGGCGCTGCTGCTGCGCGGCCCAGGCGGCCCATCGGTCGTTGACCGAAACGAGATCGCCGATCCGCGCGTCCTTCGCCTCGATCGTTCGGTTCTGGGCCTGGATGTGCTGCCAGGCGATGATCGCGGCGCCGATCCCGCAGACGGCGAGGACGCCGACCATCGCGATGATGTGCGAGCGAAACGGCGCGAGTGCATTGAAGATCCTGCTCATAGGTCTGTCTCCCAGGCCTTGGCGGCCTCGACACGCTTGTCGGTATTCTCCCGCAGCTTGATCCCGAGCTTTTCGTAGACGAACCGCTCCAGCAGGCGGATCGAGACGTTCGCGCCCAGCCAGCCGAAGACGCCGACGATAAACCCGCTCCACAGCGGATCGAAGCCCATCGCGAAGCACAGCAGCATGACGAGAAACCCGACGAAGCCGGAGCCGGCCGTCTCGGCCGCCATCCGCCAGCCGTTCAGCGGATTGCCCTTGTCGTGCTCGCGCATGATGTAGCCGAGCAGCCCGCCCAGCGCGGCCAGCAGCGTGTAGCCGGCCGAGGTCAGCCAGTCGGACCAGTTGAAGTTTTCCATGCGTCTTTCCTCAGGTCCGAAGGCCGGCCAGATATCGGGTGCGACCGCCGATCCGTTTCGCGCTCAGTTCCATGTTGCGCATCCGGTGCGCGGAGTAGCTGACGTGGATCCAGCCGCTCTCGCCGAATTCGTAGATCAGCTGGTCGTAATTCAGGTGCCGCTCGATCCAGCGGCACACTTCGATGTTGCTGACACCGGCCACCGTGAAGTCGGCCGCCTCGCCCTTGCAGTGCTGGCTACTCCGGCTCCCCCCGATCGCCGTGTTCAGCCGCGGCGAGCGATAGCCGCTGGTGACGATCACCGGGCGATCATAGTGATCGCGGACAGGCTGCAGCACCTTCTGGCACAGCAGGCGCAGCGCGGCGATCTCCGCCGGGCCCGGCACGTTGCGAATGCCCTTCCGCACCGCCGATTGGGACCGGATCATCTCGCCCAGGGTGAAATTGGCGCTCAGGTGTTCGTTGAGGTCGATCGTCATGCGCAATTTCTCCATACGAAGAGCACCGATGAAGCTCTGGTGACGCCGGGGAACGCCACCATCGCGAGAAGGGCGAGGAATTGGCGGGTCGTCATGCCGGCGGCACCCGAGCCTTCGTCGGCTCGTTCAGCAGCCCGACCACGGCGACAATCTCCGGCTCCCAGGTGTCGGCCTCGCGCGCCACGATCACCCGGCTGTTGTCGGTGTCCGTGATGGCATAGAGGCCCTGCGAGATGACCGTCACACCGTTGGGCGCGTAGAGGCCGGGCAGGCCGCGATACTCGACCGCGGCGGCCTCGATGATGCTTCCCGCCACGCGCCGCGCCAGCACGTTGCTGCTGATGTGCCCGACGGGCGGCTCGTAGTTCGCACAGACCTCCAGCCCGGCCATGATCGTCCGCACCGTGCCGGTCGCCGGCATCACGCCGCGAATGCGATCGAGGTGTTCGTCAGCCCAGACAATCTCGCCGTTCGGGGCCTTGTCGAGGTCGTTCGGATAGTGCCCGTAATAGGTCTGGTCGGCAGGACCGCCCGCAAGCGGATGTCGCTGCACCTGCCCGACGCACCCCTGCGGATTCGTCCCGGTCATCTTGGCGATCCACAGGTAGGAGCCGTCGATCAGCATGGAACGCGCGATCATGCCCGCGCCGGTGAAGTCCGCGAACGCCGTCCCCGCGCCGGTCGGCACGCCATTGGCGTCGAGGTCGAATATCCACGTCTCGCCGCTGGCCCCGCCGCCAATAATGGTGTTGACCACCATCTTCGTCCCGTTCGTTCGCAGGCCATAGATGTCGCCCGTCACACCGCCCGGCAGCGACCACTGGTGCTGCACCCGCCACTGGCGATCGACCCAGCGGATCGTGCGGAGGTCCGCCGCCCCGATCAGCGAATAGCCGGTCAGCGGGTCCACGTCGCACCAGCGGCCCTGGTGCGTGGTGTCGCGCCAGACGGTCGAGCCGTCAGGGTTCACGAGAAGCGCGCTGATGCCGCGGTTCTCCGCGATCAGCAGCGAACAGGGCAGTTCGCCATAGACCACCACTGCCTGCCGCCCGGTCGGCCCGGTCGGCGTGTTGCTGGTGTTCGGGTTGAACCGGCCCTGTAGCGGATGGGCGGTCAGCGGCGCATCGGCCAGTGCCCGCGGCTGTTGCAGCGCGGCATACTTCTGCAAGTCTGCATCGCTCGCCGCGCTGTTCTGCACCATGATACGCCGGACCTCGCCGTCGAGGTGCCCGCCGTTGAAGTCCTGGCCGAGCATGACGCGATTGAGGCCCGAGGGGCGGGCAAGCAGGGGGCCGCTCGCCGCCCCACCGTCCACCGAAACCCGGACGCTGCCTTCGTGCGCGGCCATCGCGATGCGGCACTGCCGCTCGCCCGCCTTGCGCGCCGCGATGGTGAAACTGGACGTGTTGCCGTTGTCGATCAGTTCGAGCACGATGGCGCCCGTCGCATCGCGCAGGACCGTCAGGCGGTTGAGCGAGGTCCCGTCATCGACGCTGGCGACCACCTGCCGCCCGATCCGGTCGCGGAATTGCGCCTCGGCAACCAGCGTGAAATCGCCGGTGGCGGGCAGCGTGAAGCGCGCCATCTCGGCCTTGCGGTCGAATGCAGCACCATTCGTCGTGACGATCGGGCTGGTTGCATTGCCGGTGCTTTCGATCTGCGCGTGGCTGATGAGGAAGTTGTCGCCTGCCGTCGCAGACAGCCCGACAAAGCCGACGAATGCGCGAAGCCCGTCGTTCGCGCTGATACCGCTGGGCGGTGTCAGTTCGATGCGCCACCATCCGTTCGACAGGGGGACGGCTCGCGCGCCCTTCGTGCCCACGTAGTAGGTGATCTGCCCGGTGTCGTAGTTGAACCCGATGTTGAGCAGCGACTGCGAGGTTGTGGAATTGATGAGCGCAAAGCGGTTGCCGATCGTCGCGCCGTTGCCTTTCTTGACCAGGAACCACGCCGTGTCGCCGTTGCCCGAGGCAGTGCCGGTGCCGTTGATCTGCAAGGTCGTGGCACCCGTCGAAGCGGCAGTGACCCTTGTGGACGTGATGCCGTAGGGATCGAGCGGCCCGTCCGCGAAGCTGGCGTTGGTGTTCGGCAGGTTCTCCACGTCGGTCGAATAGCCGACAGACTGGAATGCCTGCCGTTCGATCAGGAACCCGGCATCGCTGATCCGCATGATGTTGGTGCTGACCTGCGCCCGGTCGCCATTGACGATGTGCCAGGCGAGCGAATTGCGCGTGAAGGTGAACCCCGGCACGATCGGCGTGATGTTGTCCGGCTCGCGCAGGTTGGCGTATCGTTCCAGGCCGTTGCGGTAGTATTGATCGGTGAAGTCGAGTTCAAACGCCTGCTCTGCGAACAGCTCGGCCTCCACCGGATCGGTGATCCCATAGATGGCCGCGCGCCCCGTCGCGGTCGTCAGGTTTTCGACGATCTCTGCCGCCGCTTCGGCAGCGTCAGCGGCATTCTCCGCGCGTTCGCGATCCGATTCCGCGCTCGCCGCGGCATTCATGGCGGCGAGGGTGTTTTCACCGGCTTGCAGGACGGTGCGGCCGTCCACGACCTTGATGACAGCAGGCATTATTCGGTCACTCCCGCTTTGACGACGAAGGAACCGGCGAAGGGGACGAACTTCGTCCCGCCGGAAGGGGTGAGGTGCAGGTCGTGATGGAGCGTCACGTCTGCGTCGGGATCGCCGCTGTCGAGCGGCATGGCTTCCATCGTCGCTTCATCGATCGACCACGAAACGCGCGAAGTGGGGATACCTTCGGTCACGGTGACCGAAACCACCGGCACGACATCGGCGCGCAGCGTCCCGCCGTTCTTGTGGTCGCGCACCTGGAGCTTGCAGGTCGCCCCGGTGAAGTCGTAGCCTTCGATGTCCACGTAATCGGCAAACGGCGCAAAGCGGTTCGCCGTCACGCTATAGCTGACGGTCGGGAACATTCTTTTCTCCGATGTTTGAAATTAGGGTGCGACTTCCCGCGGGGTGTAATAGCCGCCGTCGCCGCCCCAGCCCCCGGGGGTCGGCGGGTTCGACGGGTAGCTGCCGCCCGAGCTGGTCGCGCTCCAGCCCAGGAAGATCAGGCTGCTATCGGCCAGCTCGGCTTCGGCAGGTTCCGGCACCGCGGAATAGGTTCCGGCCTCAGGATCGTAGAGGACTGCGTATCGGACGCTGGAAAGCAGCGAGGTGAGAGACCCCGCCGGGAAGGTAATCTCGGTCCCGTCGTCCAGCACGCCGTCGAAAGTCGCAATATCGATGCTGTCGTCATCGCTGGTGACCGGATAGGCCACGCTGCGCGTCACGATCTTGCGAGCCGACTTCGGGCCGGTCAGCGCCGCATCCGAAACCTCGTCGCGTTCCTCCGCGGACTGACCTATTGCCGGAGTAGGCGGCGAAACACCCGTCTGCCCGAGGCAGTATGCGTGCTTGCCCGGCGTCTCTCCGATAAGTTCCAGCGTGACCTTCATCGTCACCGGGTCGATCTGCCGGCGCAGAACGATCGCGTCGGTGTCCAGCCCCAGTTCGGGCAGATCAAGGTGCAGGCACTCGCCGGGGCGATAGTGGCGCAGGCGCGGCTTGCACGGCAGCGTAATCGGCGCGAGTTCGCGGCTATCCCAGATCCGATAGGCTGCCAGCTGCGCGGCTTGATCGACCTCCTTCACGAAATTGAAGGGCCATGCCTCGCGCTTTTCCTCGCCATCCTCGGCCAGGAACGTCGCGTTCACGACCGGTGCGGCGTCGATGATCTCCCAATTGTGAGCGGGGCTGCGATACTTCGGCACCGCAGTGTTGATGCGGTTGCGGAACGACTGCATCGCCGTGACGCTGGCGACGTCCTCGGCCAGGTCGTCCTCGGTAATCGTGTCGAGCGCCACCACGGGGGCGGAGTAGCGGAACGACAGCTTGCCGCCCGGGACCGGCTCGGCACCGCCAGCAAGGCAAATGTCCTTCAGGTTGCCCCAGCGGCGCTCCGAATCCTGATTGCCCGCGCCTTCATAAACGACACCGAACATCGTCCAGCCATTGGCTTCGGTGACGTTCGCCCAGGCTGAGATAACGGCCCAATCGATCCCATCGGCAGGCAGGCCCATGCCCATCGTGCGCTTGCCGTTCTGATACCGGCCGTAAGCGTAGGTGCCCGCATGAAGGGCAGGGTTCTCGCTCCATTCGTAGGTGCTTTCGTCGCCCAGCCTGTGCGATCCGACGCCCCCGGGCTGCGTATCGTCCTTTCGCGGATCATAGACCTTGACCCACTGGCCATAGGCACCCGTCAGCGGGATGCCGGATGCGAACCGCTTGCCCTTCTTGTCGAACTTGAACGACCATCCGATGGCGGCCTGACCGGACAGCTTGTAGGCGGTGCCCCAGCCCGGCGCTCCCGACCATTGCGGCGACAATGCCCCTGCCTCGGGACAGGACCCCAGCTGCGTGTCGGTATAGAGGAACCCGTTATACCAGCTGCCGATGGCGGCGTAATCGACCCGCGGCGAAATGCTCTCGACCGGCCCGCCGCCCGAATAGACGACCGCCCAGAAACGATAGGGGTTCGGCACCTTGTCCAGCGTCGGGCCATAGGCGGTGTCGTGCCGCAGAACGCCCGCGAAATAGCCTTCGCCCATGACGTAGGGCTGAGGCGCGTCGGCAGCGATGGCGATTTGCGAGACAGATCCGCGCACCGGCGGCGGCTTGGCGAGGGCCTGAGCGCCCATCAATGCAAGCGAGGAACCAACAGACAGCAGAGCCGCTGACGAAATGCTCGTTCCTGCAAGAACAACGGTGCCGCCCACGGCCAAGCCGACGCCGGTAACGGCCAATGCCGCGACACCTGCGATCGTGCCGATGGTCTTCAGAACGCCCTTAGACACGCCACGCCCCCCGCAATCCGTCCAGGTTCTGCACGTCCACCACCGCAAGTTCGGGCTGTTCCTCGGCCCAACCGAACGCCTTTTGAGGACCGGCGCAGACGAAAATCGCGCTCAGCCCGTCCTCGCTCGGCAGGACCGTCAGGTCTCCCAGCATCATCTGCGCCGGCGCGATGCGCGGCAGCATCGAATCCAGCATCTGCTCGACGCTTTCCCATCCGCGCGCCTTCAAGGCTCGCTTGGCCGCCAGCGCGCTGCGGATGCGCGGCAGCGTCTCGGGACGGTGACCCATCGCCCGCAGGTGAAACCGGGCCAGGTGGACGCAGGTGATCCCCCGCGACCAATCGAACACCTTCTTGCGATAGCGCTTCAGGGTCTTTTCAGTCGCGACCCTGCGCCGCTCCAGTTCGATCATCGGTAAACGCTCCACGGCGTGACACCGCCCCCGCCGCCCCCGAAGCCGCCACTACGCGGGGCCTCGGTTCCCCATGCAATCGGCACCCCAAGCCCGGTGGCGTTGTCGTGGCCGCGCTCCCCGGGCCAGACCGACTTGTGAAAGGTCGGGTTGAGCGAGTTGCCGATATTGCCCTCGAACAGCCGCTCCGCCAGCGAGACGACCGAAACCGTCAGCTCCTTCGTCCCCTTGCCGACCTTCAGTTCGGACTGGTCGATCTGCCCGTCGAACTGGACATCGGACGAGGTAATTTCACCAGTGGCTACATCGTATTCCGCGACCCAGAACCGCACGCGCGCGGTCTGATGCCCCGGCTTCGCAATCTCCGCTGCCGAACTGGTGTCGGGCGGCAGCAGGGTCATCGTCAGGGCCGGGATGCTGTCGCCCACCCCCTCGGACAACGACTGCACCGCGCCCACCGTGCCGAACACCGGATCTTTCGCGCGGAATGTCCCGCCGTTGAACTCGAAAAACCCGCCATCGCAGTAGCGCAGCGTTGCCTCGGGCAGGTCGATCTGTAGCAGGCCGGTCAGGGATACCGTCGTCATTGATATTCCTCGACCGTAAAGGCCACCGCGATCAGGTGGTGAACCGGCACCTGCCAGCCCCAGTCCTCGCCCACCACGAAACCTTCGATCCACGGGGCGGCCAGTTCGACCGCATCCCCGTCGCCAAAGGGCGCGCGCAGGGCAGGCTCAATCTCGACTTCAGCATTGCCGCTCGCATCCGCCACGGCAGTCTGAAACACCGTGTGCAGGTAACTTGTGCCATCGCTCTCCACGATGTTGAGCCAGAACCCTTCCTTCGCGATGTAGTGCGGGGTCAGGCCGCGCAGCGCGATCGTCGTGCCCGACTGCCCCGCACCGTCCACTACCGGCGAACCGGGAAGGCCCTGCGGAACGATCAACGGCAGTTTGACCTTCACCCCCTCCCGCTTGCCGCGTTGCAAACGCGCGACGACCCGGCGCGATGCGTCAGGCTGCATCGGCGGGTAACTGAAGGCCACGCGATAGCGCGAACCCGGGCGATTGATGCGAAGCGCAGCAGATCCCCGCTGGACAGAGCCATAGTCCAGCAGGGTCGGCTCCATCCCGTTGGGAATGGCGGTTTCGGGTAGCTCGATCATCCGCCGATCCTGCGCGATTGTGCGAACGACGCCTCAGACCCGGCCAGCTGCGCGCCGCCCTGCATCATTGCGGGGGCCGCCTGCACCAGTTTGCCGTCCACATAGACATCGAACAGCGGCGACGGCCGGATTTCCATGATGCCGCCCCCCGTCGCCATCGACTCGCGGTTGCTCCAAACCCGCTCGCCACCGCGGAAGTTGACCAGCTCCGGTCCACGTTCGCCAACCCATGCCAGCCCGGGTGCAGCAGAGCGCGTGCCGGTCGCATAGCCCGGAACAGACGAATTGATGTTGTCCGCGATCTTCTGGCCGAACACGCCGATGCTGCCGAGCTGCATCCCCAACCCGAAAATACCTTCGAGAATGTCGAGAAACCCGCCGCCCCTGATCGCGTCGGTCATGCGGCGCAGGGCAGAAATCGTGTCGGTCGCCATGTCCTTGAAGGACTTGGCCACGCGGACGGTGGCCTCGCCGGAACGCTTCGCCCACTTGTCCATGGTGCGGCTGAAGTCCTCCAGGCTCTTGTCTATGCCGCCGTCCAGCGGGCCACCCTTGGTCTTGATATCGACGGGCGCAGAGTGGTCTATGCCGACCGATTCCAGCGCGAGGCGGCGGCGGGCCTCAGCCTTGGCGCTTGCCCCCAACCCTGAACCTTCGAGCAGCGCCAGGTCGTTCCGATAGCGGTTAGCTACCCCGATCTCGGGAAACAGCCGATCGAGCAATTGGCGCACCTCGGTGGCCATATCCCGCATGATTTCAGACGTTTTTCGGGCGGCCTTGGCCGCAGGGTCCACCATGACCTTGTCGAGCCGCGCCATCTCCGCCGCGATCCCGTCCACCATGTCGGGAACCCAGCTATTGCCGACCACCTTATCCCAGAGCCAATGAAAGGCCCCCTCGACCATCTCGACCTTTTTCCGCACCGTGTCGAAGACAGCGCCGAGCTTGTCCTGAAGCCAAGTTCTCACGCCGTTGTAGAGGCGCTGCATTGCCGTCGTCACAATGTCGGGGAGCGCCCTGATAAGATCCCTGAAACGAACGAAGGTGGCTCCAACACTCGACCAAAACTCTCGTGCACGGGCCGCGTTTCGGGCGCTCATCGCGTCGAACTCGTCGGCGAAGCGCTGCATCGTATCGCTTACCGTGCGGAGGCTCTCTCCGAAGGTTCGCGCCCCTTCGGTCTTCTTCAGCTCTTCGTCCGTCGCGTTGGCGGCTACCTCGACACCGCTGAAGCCCTCGACTACCGCGCTGAGCTGTTCCGCAAGTTTGGCGAAGTTGTCGATCAGGCCGCTATCGACCAGCGTGAGGGCAAGTTGCTGGAGTGAATTATCCAGCTTCGCCATCGATTCTTCATAGCGCTGGAGTTGAGCGCGCTGGTCTTCGGTAATGACCGCAGCTTTCTGCCCGTAGCGCTCCCAAGCGGCTCCACCATTCTCAAGCAGAGGAATGAGGTTGGTCGCGTCCGACGCCATGGTCTCCAGGTAGAAGACCATGTCCTCTTGGCTGACGTTCGCCTTCTTCAGGCTATCGTAATAGAGCTGAAGCGCATCCCGACCGCCCAAGCCCTCGAACGCCTTGGCTGTTACGCCAACCTTGGGCGCAATATTCTCGAAGAAGTCGGCCATTGGCCCGCCACCCGTCTGGGTGAAGTCGCCAATGCGATCGCGCACGTCCTTGAAGATATCGCCAAGCTTGCCGACCTCGATGCCGACCATCCGCGCGCCATACGCCTGACGCTGGAAGTTCTCGAAAGTCTCCCCCGCGACTTGCGCCGCGGTGCCCATTTCCTTGGATGTCTGGGCTAGATCGCTAAAGACCTTGTTGATCCCGACAACCGCAGTCCCGATGGCCGCCGCGCCCACTGCAATCGACTTGCTGAAATCCGAGAACTTGCGGCGCATTTGGCTCATGCGCTTCTCAGACCGGGTTGCGCCCTTCTCGAACGCCACAGTTTCCAGGCTGAGATTAACAGCGAGCCGCGCGATGACATCACCTAGGGCCATGCTTTGCTCCCTGTTTCGCCGCCATGCGGGCAATCATGCTGCGAAGATCCGCCGCCTTGGCCTCGGGCGATTTCTCGACCGGAGGCTTCAGGTATTCGTGCAGCTGCTTCATGTTCTTCGTTCGGGCGAACGATTCCGCGTGCCAGCCCGTCGAAAGGGCCAGGTCCGCGTTGCCCTTCAGCCGTCCCCCGACGATCAGGGCGAAGGTGCGCGGGGTCGCGCGCCAGAATGCGTCAGGGTCTAGGCCCGCTTCGCACCACTGCGCCCAGAGGTCTTCCCACGACGACCGGGCGCGGGCTCGTTTCCCGCTTTCCCCTCGGGGAATGCCACTTCGCCGGCCTTGCTCAGCGCCTGAGCAACCGCGTCAGCATCCGTCCTTAGGATGTCCAGGGCGTCGGCCCGGCCGATGTCGTGATGCCGCGAAAGCGCGCCCTGGAGTAGTGCAGCGGTTGCCCCCATGAACCCTTCGCCCGCATCCTGCATGAGCTTGGGCAGCGGCTTGCCATAGCGGGCCTCAGCCTCGACCAGCGCTTCCATGTCGAGGACAACGGTAAACTCCCGCCCGTCGCTGAGGACGAGCGGGACTTCACCCTTCACAGGATTGCGGGCCATCAGGCAGGCTCCACGTAAGCCGCGCTGGAAACGACGCTGTTGATCGAAACCGTGACTGTCATTTCCATGTTGCTGTCGGGCGCGACTTCGCCTTCATCGATGCTGGTGACTTCGCCCAGAACGTCGTCGGTCCACACCAGCACACCCAGTTCGGGATAGTTGAACCGGATGTAGCGATCACCGCCTTCCTCCAGCGCCGCCTTCAGCGCGACGTAGGTGTCCGAACCGCGGCGCGCATTGACGACGATTTCCGCCTCGCCGCTGTCGATCATGCCCTTCGTGTAGGTCCGCCGGCGATTGGGGGCCTTCAGCGTGGTCGTCTCGACCCGTTCGGCAGTCGGGGTGCCGGGGGTGAAGCTGCGAACTTCCTGCAATTCCACGAGGTTGCCCACGGCGTCGTCGGACGACAGCCAGACCTCCCCGTTCCAGCCAGTGCTGGCTTCCTGCGTTTCCGCCATTCTATTTACTCCTGTGAAGCGGACCTAAGCCAATGAATGTTCGACCAGCAGGTCCATGCTGAGCCGATGCACAAATCCGACGCCTTCAACGTCCTCGCCAAGGTCGCGCGGACCTTCCGCCCGGGTGCGACCGAAGTTGACCCCCGCCACGGTGGCGGGAAGCGCTACAGCGCCAATGATGCTTTCCGAAAGCGCCCGGGCCTGCGAATACGTGTCGGCAAATACGTCCACCTGCACCCGCGTCTGCCGCCCGGCATCGTAACCGGTCAGGTGCTGGGGCCGCAGATCGGTGACCGTCTGCATCCGAAGGTAAGGCCGGTCCGCACCCTGCGGCACCTTCGTCCAGTAAATCCGTGTCTTACCGTCTGCGATCAGTTGAGCCGCCAGGGAGGGGGCGGCCGCCAGTCTCGCGGCCAGGGCGGATTGCATGTCAGCCATCGCTCACCCCTTGCTCGCCGCTTTCTTTCGCGCACGGGCGGCGGACTTCATCACCTCGGCCCGGATAATGTCGATCACTTCGTCCACTACCGATTGCCCCTCGGCATCCGCCGCCGGGCGCATGAAGGGATTCGCGGCCATCTTGACTGTGCCGAACTCTTGCCATGCGGCGTATCCGCCTTCCGGTCGCCCGGTGGGACCGGTCAGCAACTCCACACCGGTCTGCCGCTGGAACTTCACCGAACCGCGCCGACGCCGCGCCTTGGCGTTCTTCGTCGTAATGCTTTCGCGCAGCCTGCCATCGTCCGCCGGAGCCAGTTGCTTGGCCCGGTCCTCGATCCGCTTCATCGCCTTTCGCATACCGCGACGAACCGCGTTCTTGCCCGTCGCCGTGCGGCCGCTCAGTTGTTCGATCTCGACAAGCGCCGCTTCCAGGCCGCTAAAGCCCGTCAGGTCAGCCTTCAGCTTCACCGGGCGTATCCTCGGCCACCAGCCCCGCCGCCATGAGGTTGGCCCCGTCGCGATCGCTCACCTCGTATTTGCGGCCGATGTTCTTCAGGTAGCACGGCGGATAGGCGTTGCCATGCTTGCGGATCGTGCGAACCTTCATGCTACTGCCCTCACAGCTGTAAACTCGATCTGCCCGCGCTTCGGAGTATCTGGCGCAATCGCCGTGATGTCCCACGCAGCTTCCCAGAAAATGCGATCCTTCAGGGTCACGCTGCGCGTCAGGTCATTGGACAGCACGTTGAACGTCGCCGCTTGCGATCCCTGTTCCATTGCGGCCTCCCGGCGCTCGCTGCCGCGCCCGAAATAGACCGCCGCCCACTCCGAACCGATGTCGGCCCAGGTGGGGATTTCTTCGAAATATTCGTCCTGCACCGTGGTGGCCCGCTGGAGCGTCACCAGCTTGTCGCGGCGGCCGGCGGTCACACCATCCCCCAGCGGTGCGTATGGATCAGCATTTCCACGCCCAGCGGTATTTCGCTCAGGCTATCCGAAGCGCTGGCCTCCCGATGTTCGTATAGGTGCCCCAGCATCAGCTTGACCGCCGCCAGCAGGGTGGGCGGACAGGTTTGCCCCGCTGTGAACGTTACCGATGCCTGCCCGTAGGCCAGCGGCCAAACTCCGTTGACCGCAGGGACGATCTTGCCATCCACCAGGCGGGCATCATCATAAGTCTGGGCCGCCCCAGCGCTGTCGAGATAGCCGACTTCGACAATGGCGGTCACCGGGCGCATCGGCAGTTCGGAGATACGCGCGAAGCTGTCTGCCTCCCAAATGAAATCCGCGCTCGCCAGAGCCACGCCCGAAAGCCGCTCGATATATTCGCAGGCGGCATCGCGCAGCGCGCCAATCAAGCTGTCCTCGTCGCTGTGGCGCACGCGCAGGTGTTCCTTCGCGTCGTCAAGCGGCAGAATGGCCTCCCCGTCGATCGGGGTCAGGCGGCGCAGATCCATTACGCAGCCGCCGCGATCGCGCCGGTTTCGTTGCTCATCGCGCTCGCGCGGAAGCCGTCGTTATCGGCATCGACCCGCACGCTGATAACCGCGCCCTCGTCCGCTTCGACCAGCGTGTAAGTGGTGGCGGTTTCCCCGTCGATTGCCGCACCGTCGCGCAGCCACTGGCGGGCAAACGAAGGCGTATTCGTCCAGGTGCCGTTCGTCACGGTCAGGATCTCACCGACCTGCTCGGTCCCCGTGATCGCGGGCGCAACCGAATTGACCGGCTTATGGGCCGAGGCCGCTGCCGCACGGCGATAGGCCGCCTTGCCGCGGCGTCGTTCGATCGAGCTTGCCATGTCAGCTATCCTTCCTCTTGCCGCGCGACTTGTTCTTGGGCGCGGGGGCCTTCTTGTTCGCCGGTGCCGGTTCGGCCTTGACGATCTCTACCGCGCCACGCTCCGCGAGCCGCTGCGCGTCGGCGGCATCATACTCCGCGAACCCGCCAATCTCCGCGCCATTCAGGGGGCGCAGCAGCTTGACCTTCACTTTCTCAGCCATGCTTGGGAACTCCCTTCCTGAAACGCCCCCGAGGGCGCTTTAAGAAAGGGCGGAGACCCGAAGGCCCCCGCCACAGTCCGTCAGGCCACGCGGCCCAGATCGCCGTAAACCAGCGCTTCCGGGCGATAGACCGCCAGCGCGAGCCGTTCCTCGGCGCGGATGGTGACCTTGTTCTTCTGGAAGTTGTCGGCGTCCTCGGTCGAAACCTCGACCGTGGCATCCTGCCGGTCGAAGATCTGCGCCGCCAGGTCGAACGCACCGATCAGGAACTTGTCCTCGGTCATCGCCTGCGTGGCGACGACGGGCAGGCCCCACAGCTGCGCCCCGATGGTGCCCTGCGGGTTGCCGATCAGGTAACCTCCGGCCGAGTCCTTCAGGGTTTCCATGTAGGCCCAGTCGATCGGATTCAGGACAATGCCGTTCGGCGGGTATTCGGCCAGTGCCACCTGGAGCATACCGAGCCGGATCGTATCCAGCATGTTGGCGCTGTCCGGGGTGAACGACGGTGAATAGGCCGTGGCTTCGGTCACGAGGCCCGAAAGGTTCTGGCCGGTGCCGTCGCCGTTCAGCAGCTGGCTTTCCTCGACGTAGGCCAGGCCGTAGCGCAGGCGATTGTCGATGATCGAACGCAGGCCGGGCGCATCCGCAAGGATCTGCACCGACGCGCGCATCCAGTGGGCGATCGTGCGAACGGGCGCGGTCGCTTCTTCATACTGGATTTCCGACTGGGGCTTGGCCGCACCTTCCGCGACCGGGGCCGCGCTGTTCGTGAAGCCCTTTTCCTTGTCGTATTCGATCGTGTTCGACGTGGTGTTGCCCTGCGCCAGCAGCGCGCGAATCGTCATGCGGCGGCGCGGCAGTTCCGTGCCAGGCACGCGATCGGGCTGCACCAGCGTGCCCACCGAACCCGGGGCGTCGGTCGTCAGCGAGGTGATGTCCTTGACTTCCTCGATGTAGCGACCACGCGGGCGGGTCTGGCCGGCGAACGCCTTGAAGCCTTCGCTTTCCACGAACTTGGCGCCGGCGGTCTGCGGGCCGGACTTTTCCGCCGTCTCGCGCGCCAGCTTCTGCTCCAGCTCCTGCATGAGGCCCTTGACCTCGTTCAGGCCGGTGATTGCCTCGTCAGCCTTGGTTTTCTCGCCTTCGGAAAGCTGCTTGCCTTCCTCGGCCAGAGCCAGTGCCTTCTCGGCAATTTCCTTCACCGCGTCGTGCTTCTTGTCGAACGCGGCCTTCGTCTCGGCGGCCAGCTCGGCCACCGACTTCGTTTCGGTCGTCATAGCGATTTTCCTGTGTTCAGAGGTCTGCGAAAGAGACCTGATTTCCGTTCTCGTCCTCACAGATCACGTCTGCATCGGACAGGGCCGCCCAGAAGGCAGCCATCGGGTCGGCAGGTTCGTCGCGGCCCCCGCGATCGTCGTGCAGCAGAGCGTTTGCCATGCGCTCGGCTTCGGAGTTGGAAACCGCGAAGGCATCCTTCAGCAGCCCCTCCAACTCGCGCCGCTGGGGCCGGTCCCCGGCGATCCAGCGTGAAAGAACTTCGTCACCCTTCACCCCGGTGACAGTGGCCCGGCGATTGGCCGGGAAATTGACGGGAGAGATCTCCCACAGCTCTAGCTTTTCCAGCAGGCGGACGCCGCGGCGCTTTTCGTCCTCGCGGCTTTCGATCACCTCGTAACCGATGGACAGGCCGCGAACGCTCTTGCGCTTCATTGCACGGTGAACGCGCTGCCCCACCGGGTCGTCCAGGTCGATCTGGCCCTTCACCCAGAGGCCCTTCCCGTCCTCGGCCATGTCGGTCCAGTTGCCGATCGGCAGGTCACCCGCATTATGCCCCCAGAGCATCAGCGGCATCGTGCTCTGGCGCTTGTGCCGCACCAGCGATTCCGCGAATGCGCCGGGCAGGATAACGTCACCGTAGCTGTCGGGTTCGCCGCCAAAGGTGCTGCCGTAACCCTCGATTACCCCGGCCTCGTCAGTGGCCTTGATCTCCAGCCCGAAATCCTTGTGGAGCATCATTCTTCCTCCTGCCCCGCTTCGGTTATGGGGACGTTCTGCATCTGCATTCGTGGCGTATCGCCGCCCTCGACCGGGGGCAGGTTCTCAAGGGCGCGCACTTCGTTGATCGTGCGCCATCCGTTCTGAAGGCCGGACTGATAGAACTCGGCCCGCGTCATGCTGTCACCGCGCAGCAGGCCCTCAAGATTGAACTCAATCGAAATTCCGGCATCGCGCTCGGTACGGGACAGCAATTGTTTCTCCAGCGCCTGTTCGATCCGCTTGAGGCGGCGGCGCAGGCTGAACTTCACGAAGCCCAGCGTCTGTTGCTCGATCCCGCTGCCCCAGCTGGTCGATTTCTCGGCATGGCCCACCATGTGCGGCGGGACGCCAAAAATGCGACAAATCTCCTCGACACCCCAACCGCGCGTCTCGATCATCTGCGCGTCCTCGGGCGACAGGTCGAGCTGGTGCCACTCCATCCCCCGATCCAGCACCATCGGGCGGCCGCTGTTCTTCGCCCCGCGGAACTTGTCCTGAAGCAAGGCTTCCAGCTCGGCCCGCTGTTCCTTCGTCAGCGTGATGCTTTCATGGGTTGCGAGGATGCCGCTCGGCTGAATGCCGTTCGCGAAAATCGATTCTGCCGCCCGGTCGGCCGCCATCGCCGCGTCGAATGCCCCGCGGCACGTCGCCAGCGTGGACATCCCCGTAAGGCCGTCGCTCAGCGGGCCGCGGATATGCAGGACATCCTTGCTGGACAGCTCGACCTGTTCACCGTTCTCGGTCCAGCGATACTGAATATCGCCGTTCTCCATCCGGCGCACAGTGACCGCATCGGGGCGCACCGGCGTCAGGGCGATCACCCCGCCGCCTACGCCCCTGTTGATCCGCGCGTAAGCGTTGCCCTGAAGCTCAATCCCGGCCGACTGGAACTCCCAAAAGTCCACCGCCGTCTGATCGTAGTTCGGGCTGTCGTGCAGCAACCAATAGAGCGGGTGCCTCCGATCGACCCGCTTCACGTCGCCTTCGCGGCGATAGACCATGAGCGGCAGCGAACCGATCGTGCCCGCGATCAGGTTGACGCAGGCCCAAGTTGCAGAAAGCCCGATCGCCCCTCGACCCGTCGCCAGCATGATGTCGCGAGCGTCCGCGACCGTGACCTGGTTAGTCCTGAAATTCGTTCCATTCTCGGTCGAGAGCATCGAATTGCGCCACGGGATAATGTCTTTCGATTCCCCATCGCGCTCCAGCCCGAACATTTGCCGTAGCCACCCCATCAGGCGAAGCTCGCAATCCAGTCGTCAACCGGCACGGTGGAATCAGTTGCCATCGCCTCAACCCCTTCCGCCATTGCCAGCGCCACCATCCCGTCAATGCGACCGGTGGCCTTCGACTTGTCCAATTTCCTGTTGCCCGCGGGATCGGGAACCGCGACCGCATTGGCCGCGCACATGGCAAGCACCGGGTGCCCGCCATGCCTGATCCGCTCCATCAGCAAGTCGCTCTCCAGCGCGTCCAGCGCAGGCGACATGCTCACATAACCCTGCCCGAATGGCTCCAGCGGCAGATCCACCCCCGCTGCGTCCAGCGCGGCCTTCATTCGGTCCATCCGCCAGCGGTCGAACCCGATCCGAGCCACCCCCAGCCCTGCCGTAATGTCCGCAATATCCCGCGCGACGAAGGCGTAGTCGATCACCCGTCCGGGTGTCGTCCGCAGCAGCCCCTCGCGCACCCAGACATCATACGGTGCCCGGTCCCGCTTCGACGCCTCAGCAACGGTGTCGTGCGGCATCCAAAAGAACGGGTGAACATGAAGCACCCCGTCCTTCCGGCATGTCAGCACAAGCGCGGTCAGGTCGGTCGTGGCGGACAAGTCGAGCCCGCCGAAGACTTGCCCCTCCAGCGGCTCAGGATCTTCGTTGCCCGCCTTCCACACCGCGGGCGACACGAATGCCGCCACCATGTTCCTGCGCTGGTTTAGCGTCAGCACCCGGAACGTGTTCTCCGCGCTCGGCATCCGCTGAGCCTGCCGCGCCTGTTCCTCTACGTCCTTCTCGCTGCGAAACAGCCCGAGCGCCGGGTTGGCCGCCCGCCACCCATCGCGATCCATAAGGTCGCAATCGTCGGGAGCCGTATAGACATGGCTCACAATCGTCGGATCTTCAGAACGCTCGGCGTCGTCGAGCCAGATACTCCACAGGTCCGCATCGGTCGGGGCCTGCGTCGAAATCCCGATAAGCAGCGGCGCGTCGTGCGCCCCTTGCGAAGTCGTGATCGCGTCCACGAAATCGTTTTGCGGCCCCTTGACCTGCCCCATCTCGTCCAGGATCGCCAGAAACGGCGAAAGCCCGTGTGCGGTTCGACCTTCCGCCGCCAGCGCCCGGAACTCGGTATTCATCGGCAGTCCGATAAGCCGCTTACCGCTTGGAACGATCCGAACGATCTTTGACAGCTCGGGCGACATCTGCACCATTTTGGCCGCCAGCCCGAAGACAAGCGCCGCCTGATCGCGGGACAGCGCCCCGCTTACGATCTGCCCGTTCAGCTTCGCTTCCGGCCCGACCAGGTAGGCCAGCAGCAAGCAGGCGATCAAAGCCGTCTTGCCGTTCTTGCGTCCGACTGAAAGGTAGGCCCTGCGTGTGCCGGCCGGATTGTCCAGCACGTCAAGAATGAACTTGCGCTGGAACTCAGCAAGCTCGATCGGCTCCCCGACCTTCGCCCCCTCAGGGACCCTGCAATATCGCGAGATGAAGGCGCAAACCTTCTCGCCGCGGGTCACTGGACTGTCGGCCTCGCCAGCAGGTCGTCGTCAAGGTCGGTCTCGACACCCTTGGCCTGGCGCTGCCGCTTTGCCACGTCGCGGGCCTCCCCCTGTTTCGCGCGCGCGTGAAGGCTCAGCGAGCGACGGAATGAGAGGATGTCCCCAGTAAGGGACTTCACCGCCCGGGCACGGGGATTCTCCACCGTCGTCCCGTTCTCGCGAACCGAGATCATGCCCTCCTGCCGAAGGGTCCGCTGTTCCTGTTCAAGTGTCGCCAGCGTGCGCGCCAGCATGGCCGCCAGCTCGATCTGATGCTCAGTCCACTCCGACCGGGCGAACTCCTCGATCACGTTCTCGAAGAACGGCCAATCGATGTCGTCCAGCGGGACATGCGCCGGGGGTTGGATCTGCCGGGTCGCGCCCTGCATGATTTTGACAGCGGCAGCATTGCTGTCCACGCGCTGCTTGCGTGCCATCGTGACGATTCCTGTGTTAGCGACTTTTTTGACTTGGGCCGGCGGTTTCCGCGCTCGACGCTCCGAACTTTCCCCCACCCCCCTACCGGGATGGGCCTCCCTCAAGCCGGACCTGCTCTCCATCGATGTGCATTCGCACCGTCAGGATGTCCCTCACCCTTTGCGGGGCCGGCTAGACTGGCCATCCGTCGTCTCCGAATGTCAGCTTGGGCTCGTGGCCGAATTGCTCTGCGGTGCGCTTGCCGTGGCAGTCGTGGCACAGGTTGCGGGTATTGCTGTCGATGTCCTCGCCGCCAAGGGCCAGAGGCTTGATATGATCCACTACGTCAGCGGGGCGAACTATGCTCTTGGCTTGGCAGTCCTCGCATAGGCCGTTCGTTCGGACGAGGCGGCGCTTGCGGAGAGATACTCCCTTACGTCCGCGGATGCGCTTGCCTGGTGATGATAGGGTGCCCATTGCCCTACCTCTCGAATGTCTGTCCCGATCACAGCCGCACCGTGCTCGCATCCCTGTGCGATACCTGACTTGACCGGTGGTGGATCCGGACGCGACCTGCTGGGGGCCGGACGCTAAAAGCCCCGCCGGTCCTAGGTGCGAGGGAGGGGGGCGATTTGTTCACCTCCCCCCTCCGCCTTTTCCTGAACGAAAGCAGACGTACTTCGCTAAGCGATAAATCCCGAGAGCGCGGCCCAGCTACCGGCTGCGAACGAGACGACGGACAAGACAGCAAGGCAGAGGCCCACGGCCAGCGCGATAGAACCGCGCTTGTACGAGCGCATGAAGTCTCGACCCTTGGGCTTGTCTCCGAGCATCTCGCTCTGCTTCTCCCACGCTTCCTCGATTGAGGTTTGCGAATACCAATACTGAGACAGGAAGCCTCCGAACATGCTGGCGAGCGAACAGAATAGACCAGCGACGAAGAAGCCGAAGGCTAGCTTGAGCCGTTCCGGATCGAGCGCGAGTTCGATGCCTTGCTGTCCGACCAGAGTGAATAGGGCGACGATGGCGCCACCGTTCACCAAAGTCAGCGACTGGACTGCGACCTTCCCAAGGTCGACCTGGTGCTGAAGCCGATTTGCAGCGTCGGACATCAGCGCCTCGTAGTCGAGGCGAGCGGCTTCTCGCTTCTGCTCATCCGGCGTCATGGTGGCTAGGGGATGCCATGGTGCGGAGAGGAATCCTAGACTGGCCATTCGTCTTCTCCGATCGATGCGTAATTGCGCTCAGTTGCTTCTTCGGGCATCATGGAAAGCAGAGGGGACTGATATGAGAATGACGGCAGCTGTTGCGCTGGGGCTGGGATTGGCTCTTTCGTCATGTGGTACAGCAGAGGAAGCAGATGATCTGCCTGCTGAGCCAATTCAGGAGGCTTCGGATCCGCCGGTCGAGCTTTCAGAGGCCGATCTACTCCGAGTCTGTAGGGGCGGGGCTGCGTTCCGCAACGGGCACGACGTTGGAATTATCTCGGCGAGAGTAGCGGGGTCGGACATGGTCCGGGTGTCCTACACCCGAGATGACGGCAAGGCCTTTGAGTATGAATGCCTCGTTGAAGGCAGCGAGGTTCGCTATCGCATGATCGATGAGCGTGGGCCGGGAACCGGACCTGGCTCTTGGTCCGGCCGAGGATCGACTACGACGTTCAAAATCGAAGGCGACGAAATCGAATTTACGGACCGGTTTTTTGACGGCTCGACCGACATCCAGCGCCTTAAGGTGTGATCGCTCCGTCAGAGCACGGGGGCATTTCGTATCGCAGACTTCGCCTCGCTCGTAATAACACCGCAAAGCCTCGTCCTGCATCCGGCAAAGGAAATAGCCACCTTCGTCACACTTGCGGCCCCTGGCATCCGTGCGGCTGCCGGCAGATCATGCTGGACATCCGCTTTCTCCGCATTCGACCCTCGACCGGCACTTTTGGCCCTACGCCTCAGCGCTCTCGCGCTGCGTCTTAGCATCGCTTCCCCAGTGCGTCAGGCGTTGCAAACTCTTCGAGACTGAAGCATCATCCGCAGTCCACTGAGGGGAGGAAGTGCAATGCTAGGAAGATGTCCTAGCTGCGAGAGAAGTGTGGACGTAAGGTATAGCGCTGGCAGGGCGAAGCAAAACTTCGGGAGCGGGGAAATCTCCGTTGTAGGTTACACCTGCGGGTCCTGCGGCACCATTCTCGGCGTTCAAGCAGATCCAATCGCGATTATGGCAGATCAGACGGAGCGTGTTGCCAAGCGACTAGGACCAGGCCCAAAGCGGTAGCACGCGACCGCGAAGCAACCTGCTGCGGAAGTTGACGGGAAGGGCGAACATGCCGCGCGGGCCATCGACCAATTAACTTCCCAAGGCGCTTTCGATTAGCGCAATGCCTAACGGCTGTTCACGTTATGGTCTCACTTTTTGCAAAAGGCAAGGGGGCACCTTCACCGGCAAGGCGAAATCTGCAATGTCAACTGTGGCATAGCTTTGGGTGCAGGCGCGTACTGTGCCTTGCAGTCCCTGGAATGGGCCAGATGCAAACCGCACGACCGTGCCCGGCTTCGGCAATAGCCGAGCCGGGACAGGCGGCTTCTTGGAGATATGGCGCAGCGGTTCGAGCGATCGGTCGGCAATGCGCACGACCTTGCCGTCGACGCGCATCATGCTGAACGAGACCAGCGGCACCGTCGGCAGCGCGTCGGCAGCGTCTTCCGGTACGAACACGAACGAGGGGATGCAGGCCTCGCTGATTAGCCGTCGAACGTTCGAGCGCGGTAGTCGACGCTGTCGCTTCCAAGTTGGCGTCCAGGCGCCGTAGGGGGCGAGCCGGTTCGCCAGCGTCAACGTCTTGCTGCTGGGGCAGCGAAGGACGATCCATGTGGTCTCGTTCGTCATCACCGACCCCTGATTTTGGCGAGGTCGTCGATCACGTCCTCGATGGTCTCACAGGCTTCGCGGCGCATCTCAGCGGCCAGGGAGGGCATGACACCCGACAGGCCGCGCACCATCATCTTCACGGCCATCAAGCGCGCTACAGCATCCTCAATTGTGGGTTTCCTGGAACTACCCATGTCAGTGTCCCTCCGGTCGATCCGCAGAAAGAATCGCAACAATCGCAACAATCGCAGAGGGTCTGCGACAGAAGCCTGAAATGCTGCCTTCTTTCATTAGGAAAGGCCTAAATTATTATATTAAACAATAGGATACCCCTTCTGAATCCCTAGCTGTGGGAATCAGATTGAGGGCGTCCGATGATGAAAAATCGCAAAGTGTCGCAGATCTATTGCGACAGTTCAGGGTCCTCCCTTTGGATTAAGAACTGACCAGCTGCGAGCTGCGATTCCTGCGATTGTTGCGATTCTGGTCGCTGCCAGATTGCAGAAACGACAGAATTCTGCGGACTTCACGCCCGCTGCAAGTGTCGCAGCGGCAATCGCACCGTCTGCGACACTTGCGATTGTTTGCGACCGATCAGCCATGGCGCACCAGTACGCGCCATGCAGCGCGCACCTTCTTCCCGCGGATGACACCCCCATCCGAAGTGCGCTCCACGTGGTTATGACGCTCCAGAACCTCCAGCACTGACCGAATTCGATCGCTGCGGCTTCGCAGCGTGGCAGGACCGCCTCGACTGATCTCTGTCAGAGAGATTAGCGGTTCTCGCCATTTGTATTTAAGCCAATCGGACAGGTCCTGTGCGTCCCGATAGATTGGGTCGATGGCCTTTTGCCCGAAAAGCCGAAGAGCTTCGTTGAGGTAGAAATCCGCGAGACCGATGCCGCAGGCCATGGCGCGACCGTCAATCTCTTCGATCCCGGAACCTTCGTCGAACACCGCGACATTGGCCGCGAGCCGAGCGGCCATTTCCGGCAGCTTACCGACAAACCCTTTTACGGCGTGCAGTCGGCCCTCAGGGCCGAGCTGCCGCTCGAGATCGTTGTAGTATTCCCACCACATCCTGGCTGCTTTGTTCGAAAGGGGCAGGGCGCGGGGGGTTAGAACCAGCGTGTCAGGCTCGACCGGCAAGTTGGCTCGAATGATGCGATCAAGCCGTTCGCTATATGTGTCCAACTTAGCTTTCGCGTCAGCATCAATCCCAGCCGTGGGATCCACGATCCGGGTTCCCGCCAAACTCTCAGGATGCGAGACGAGCATTCGGCTAAGAAAGCCTTGGCCCAATGCTTCTTCGTCCCCCAGCAGTCGCTCTGCAACGATGGGCTGCACCATCATGTGAAAGGTAAGCCGGCGACCCCGGAGGGCGGTGAACCCTTCTCCGGCTGTCAGTATCTGTACGGTCGCACCGTCCCAGAAGTCGCTGAGCGTGGTGATCGTGGCCAGCCGGTTGTCATCGCTCATACCGAAGCCGCCCAACCAAGAGCCACCTTCGTCCGACATTAGCCCAAGCGACGGCCGGCAGCTGGAGAAACGACGCAGGAGACCCTGCGTCGTTCCCGTCCGCACGGCAATGGTTGGCTCAATTGGGCCATCGGGTCGCGGACCGAGTTCGATATATGCGCTCTCCAGCGCCTCACGACCTTGCTTCTTTACCCGCTGAGTGACTTCGCGCTTGGCTTCGTCCCAAGCCGTTTGCGCGAGGGCAGCACTCGCGCGATCCCGACCGAACTGATCCTCCAGCTCTCGTTCAAATGCCTTCACTGGTCCGAGGGCCAGATCATCCGAGGTGGACTTGCGGTCGCCGCTTTCGGCGACAGAAACGAGAAATAGGCTAGTGGGGCGCTCTTTGCCCGTCGGCAGAATAACGTTGAAATGCGGCTGGACCGCCAGCGAGCAGGCGGCCAGCACGGATTGGGCTGCAAGGCTCGGAGGAACGAAGGCGAGTTTCGCGATGCCTTCAACAGCGCCTTGCATCGTCGCGCCGAGATACTGGCTTGGATAGGGAGCCTGCTCATCCCTGGTCGGCATGAGCGGTTCGGGCTCCGGTCCTCGCGGTTCGGGATCGCCAAGGTATTCGGAAGCTCGTGACGCCAGTTCACGCTCTATGGATTCGTCATTAGCCAACAACGTCAGACGCCCTCGGTGAGAAGCTGTTCGGCGAGAAACGCAGCGTGCACCAGATTGCGAACGTAGGTCGCCGCCAGCTTCAGGCGGTCCGGCGACATATCGGCGTAAACGAATTCACCAGCGGCTTCGTGGGCATCGCAAGCGAGTTGGAAGGCCTGCAAGATCGTGGATTGCCCTCGCAGCATCGCCGCGTGGTCTCTGGCCTTGTACAGGTTGATCCGATACTCAAGTTCCTCGCCCGCGGCGTCAGGAACGAACTGCTGGATTTGGATGGCCAAGTCTTCCACGCGGTGACCTCGAATCTAGGACGGTAGGCGAAGTGACGCAAAGGCTTCAGCAGCCGCGGCAGAGACGACCGCTTCACGTTCGACCGGATCGCTCGACAGCGTCGCAACGAGACGCTCGATGGCGCGGCGCGTTACGTCGATGTCGGGACGGAGGCTGGCGAGGGTGACCGGAGGTCGCGTGTAAGGGCCGTCCATTACGCGGGCTCGAAACCGAAGGCGCGGTCCAACGAACTCTTGCGAAAAAAGAGCTTCCGGCCCTTTCGGAGAACCGGCAGTTCCTCCGCATAGACCAAGTGGTAAATCTGCCGCACCGAAAGGCCGGTGTAAGCCGCTGCGGCCTCAGCACCGCACAACAGGTCATCCGCCAAGTTCGCCATGTGTTCCTCGTGGGATAGAGTGTTAGCCCACGCCCATATGCGGACTTTTCGCTTGCCGGTCAAGGGGGAGAGTGTTAGCTGTATCCCGCGTAAATTGACGGAGTGACGGGAAATGGAACTATCCTACAAGCAGCTGGAGAAGACGCTGCTCGCCCATTTCCGCATCTCACCGGATAAGGAGCCGACGTTCCGCTCACGCATCAAACAGTTGCAGCGCTTGAATTTTCCGGCGGGTGTAAACGTTGGGCGGGGCGCCAAGATGATCTACGGCGCTGAACATCTGTTGATGCTGGTCAGCGCCTTTGAGTTGATCGGTACAGGTATTCCGGCCCAGCTAGCTTGTAACCTTGTGACGACGCATTGGGCCACGCTGGCCGGTGGATACGCTTTGGCAGCGGTGGCATCACGAGGGGGTGGCCGTGCTGAGCCGATTCTCGCGGTCATTGCAGTAAAGACGATGCACGAAATACAATTTGGGCGATCCGGATCCGTCAAGCCTTCCGGAGTTGCGATATTTGATGTGTTCGCCTTTGAGCACATGCTGCGTCCGCCGAACTATGACAGAAGCAAGACACACATCGTGTTGTCACTCGACACCCTTTTGAGAGAGGTTCTCACGGCGGGAAGGAATCAGGCCGGTATCGTTGACGCGTGGAGCCGCAGCGAAGTTTTTCATGGGTGGCTGCCGAGCGGAAGGGTGCCTGGCTTCTACTTCAAGGGGCGTTACCCCGATCAGAGCAATCTGGAGATGCGGCAACATCTCCATCAGCGCTATGGGACCGATCCAGACAGCATGACCCCAGATGGGGCGGAAAAGGCGCGAGAATTCTTGGAGCGCGGCTACGGCTATCGGTCCGTTAAGGAATAGGCGATGTCGATCCGGAAGCGCACATGGACGACGAGGGGTGAGGCGAAGACTGCTTGGTTGGTCGACTACCGCGACCCGGCAGGCGAACGACGGGCCAAGCAGTTCGCCCGTAAGAAAGATGCCGAAGCCTTTGAGACCCAGACCCTCTGGGAAGTTCGACAGGGCACGCACACGGCGGACTCGCAGAGCATCACCGTCGCGACAGCCGGCGAGAACTGGCTTGCTCGCGGTCGACGGGAAGGGCTCGAGGATTCCACGCTCGACGCATACGGTCAGCACCTTGAACTGCACATCAAGCCCCAGCTCGGCGCGAAGAAACTGAACCAGCTTTCGAAGCCGATGATTGAGGAGTTTCGCGATTGGCTGCTCGACAACGGTCGATCGAAGCCGATGGCGAAGCGGGTACTCGGCTCCCTCACCGCACTGATGAAGGAGGCGGAGCGCGTCGGCTATGTCGCGCAGAACGTCGCGAAGGGCGTGACGGTGAAGCGCTCTGGCCGCGAGAAGCCGCGGGTCGTGCCGCCTACCAAGGAGCAGATCAGGGCGCTGCTCGCCGCCGCTGGCGACGAGAAGGCGCGGCCGATCGATCTGCCGATGTTGATGACGTTCCTGTTCGTCGGCCTGCGAGCGTCCGAACTCAGGGGCCTGCCGTGGCGTAATGTTGACCTGAAGCACGGCAAGTTGACGGTTGAGCAGCGCGCCGATCGGAAGAACGTCATCGGCCCGCCGAAGTCGGCGTCAGGCTTCCGCACGATCCCCATGGTTCCGGGACTTGTCGCAGAGCTGCGCAAGTGGAAGCTCCGCTGCCCGCCGTCGAAGCTCGATCTCGTCTTCCCCAGCAACAGGGGGACGCCGATCTTCCACGCGAACCTGGTGCTCGGCTTTCAGGAGCCGCTGCAGGCGCGGGCCGGCCTGGTGAAGCAGTGGATCCGCAACGGCAAGCCAGCGACCGATGACGACGGCGAGCCGATTATGAAAGGCATCTTCACCCTCCACGACTTCCGTCATGCTTGTGCCTCGTTGTGGATCGAGCAGCGCGTCGCGCCGAAGCGGGTCCAGACGTGGATGGGGCATCACTCGATCCAGGTGACCTTCGACACGTACGGTCACCTCTTCGAGGCGCTTGAGGACGATACTGCCACGATGGCCGCGATGGAGGCCAGCGTGCTGGGGACAATAGACGGAGCTGTAGCATGACCCCGATTGACCGCGCGTGCTTTACCATCATCGAAGCCCTTCGTGCTCATGGCGACCTCTGTGATGACTGCGGCGAACCCGAGTACGCCCAAGTTGAGGGCTCGTTTGAGGTCGAGCCGGTCGCCCGCGCAGTCTTGAAAGCGATCCGCGAGCCGAGCGCACAAATGGTGGAGGCCGGCGCCCTGGGTGCAAACTGCGGAGCCGATGAGATACCTGCAATCTGGCAGGACATGATCGATGTGGCGCTGGACGAGCGGTGACTGACATCAAGAGCCAGTCAGCCCACAGGCAAATGGGTCCGGAGGGAGAAGGGGATGGGTAAACGAAGCAAAGGTAACGGTGGTACACTTCCGCGGATCGCCCCGGTTGAGCCAGCAGAGTTGAGCTTTGCGCTCGCCGTGGGGTCGGCAGCGGCGGCAAAAAGGATTCCAGGTGCCGGTGTGGGCGGGATGGGAATCGACATTCAAGCGGAAGACGGCGAGATCGAGCGTCTCGAACTAACTGACGTTCCCATGAATCGCGCTGCTATGGCCATTCGCGATCAGTTCCCACGTGAGAAGTTCATGCCGCTGATGTTTCGCGGGTGGGCGCTGGGGGCGCTGTTTGACGACGAACGAATGGCTCCATACTTGAGAGAGGACGCTGCCGATCCAAAGGCTTGCGAGGTCCACGAGGCGGTAATGGACGTTGCCGCAGTCATGCCCTTGAACAAGGACGGGCAGTACAATGCGTCAGCCTTCTTCCGCCGCGTAGAGAGGCGGGCGGAAGAGATCGCTCAGGAGATGCAGGGAGACGAGCGCGATGCCGACTAGCTTGGAAGCGCGAGTGGCTGAGATGACCGCCACATTCGCAGCCGACCTCAACCGGCTCGCGACTAGAGACTTCATCCGCGAGGGGGTGGTCAAGGAGGCGATGACATCGTTGATCTGGAGGCTCTACGAAGAGATGCCGGACCAAAGGGCTGCGCTCGCAGACGCATTGGAGAACATGCCAGACCTCATCAAAGAGGCGATGGTCGAGGACAAAGCTGATCGCGCGTAACGCACTGCCGAAGGCTGGCGCGATGCAACACAGATGCAACATTCGGCAGGAAAGCCTAGGCTTTCCGCCGCTTTCTTACGGACTCTGACTCCGTCAATCGTGGTTCGAATCCACGCGGGGCATCCAGCTTTTCCTTGCCAGACCGGATGTTTTGGCCCCCCGCGTGATGGCAGCGCGGCTGGCTAGGCACGCGTTTCGGGCGTCGTTTCCTCCGCTTCCAGCGGATCAGCGATTTTCAGCGCCAGGGCTTCGAGCCGTTCGGCGAGATCGCGCGCTTCATCCTGCGACAGGGCCGACAGGATCGCGCGCTCGACCGCCATGTCCTCGCGAAAGGCGGCTTCGGCCAGCGCGCGTCCTTCATCCGTCAGTTCGACCGGGAGGCTGCGCTTGTCGCTTCCGGCCGCCGTGCGCCGGACCAGGCCGC